AAAAAAAAATACTGGAAGATTTAGCAATAGAGAAAGATATGTCAAAAGCTGAGTATGTTAGGTACTTAATATTAAAAGCTAAAGAAGAAAGTGAACTTATAAGTGTTGTATATAATAATAAGAAGGGGTATAAAATTAAAGGAAAAAATGATGAACTGAATTCTATAGAGGAAAGTTTTAATAAATATAATGTTAAAATAAATGACTTATTAAGTGAGTATGAAATATTCGCTTTTATAGGAGAAGAATGTGAATATTGTTATAAGGTTCCTTTGGAAAAATTAAGAGATATTTATAAAATACAGCAAGCATTGATTAAATAAAAAAGATAAAAAAGCTAAGCAATATATTAATATTACTTAGCTTTTTATTACCTAATTAAAACTTATTAAATCTGGCATTATATTTTACATAACCACTCTTGGTGTTTACACCTTTAGAAGTAGTATATACAACATGTAATACTCCATTTTCTCGATAAAGTGGAGTTGCTTTTTCATATGGGTTAATAGTTCCTATAGAATTAGCACAACTTGATGTTTCATATACGATTTCTGTAGTTGAACCATTGTTCCATTGGTTTTGATAAAGGTACTCTATACAGTTAGTAGCATTAGTTATATAAGCTTTCTTTTCTGTATTATTTTCTAAATAAGCAATGTATACAAGCTGTTTACTATAAGATACGTCTAAAACTTTAATTTTAGTGTCAATTTCTATTGTGCCACTTGTTTTATTTCCATTAGAATCTCTTAAGTAGAAGAAATCATTTTTTATAGTAGCGTTATAGCCTTGTATACACTCAATAGAGGAGGTTGTATTAGTAATAGTGCTATTACTCTCATTGAATGTTGAATTGCTTATATCGTTCGCAAGAGCGTTTTTAAAGCTAGTCCATTTTGCCCAGTTGTTTGTTTTAAAACTATTAGGACAAGATTTTCTACTTGCATCATAATGTCTTACAACCCTATTAATTCCTATATTATATTTATCCATTAAGTATTTTGTAAGATCTATGGTATTTTTAATAGTAGAATCTGATGGATAACCATCTTTTTCTAAACACATTTCTATACTTACACTATTGCCATTAGTAATACCGTATTTACCCTTGCCATCACCAACAGCCCAACTATAATAATGGTCTGTATCTATTATCTGAATTATATTATTGCTGTCTACGAAATAATCTGCACTTGCATTTTTATTACCGCCATTAAAATAATTATAGTGATTTAAAGCACTTGCACCTGGATTGCCTGTATCATGGATTACAATATGAGTTGGCTTTATATTTCTAGCTGAAAAATTGTATTTAACTAACTTCCTTTGAATATCTAACATAAATCTCTCCCACCTTTAAATTATTTATTATTTTCTTTTTTATTAATTTCTTCTTCTAGTGCATTAGTTAAAGTTATTGGAATATAAACACCTAGTACATTTAGATTTGCTAATACACTTAATAATTCTTTAAAAATGAATGAAGGAATGAAGAAATATAAAAGTGCATCGATTCCTGGTACAAATTTAGATACAAACATAAACATTATTAAAACAGTAATTTCTCCTAAGCTTTTAAATAAGCCATCTCTGCATCTAGAACTTTTTAATCTTCTTTCCTTTGCTGCTACTACTATCCCAAGTATAAAGTCTATAACTATTTCTGCAAAAAATAATATAAATAAAATTTCTATAGCTATGTTTTCCACTTTCTTACCCCCTAAGATTAAATAAAAAATAGCCCTTATTTCCAAGAGCTACTAATACGTATATTTATTTTTTTATTTTGTAGTAAATATTATTTCTGATTCATCAATTTCTTTATAGTTGTCTATACTATCATATTTTCCAACAAAAATTTTTTTAGAGTATAATCTTTCTTCTTTCTCTAATGGTTCTTCAACAGTAGTTAATATTTTCTTTTCTTCAGCTTCTATTACATAATAAATATTTCTAAATTTACTTACCTTCATTTTTACTCACCTATTTTTAAATTATTATTTTTACACTGCGGTATATCCCTTTGCTAGAAGTATCTCCATTGCTTCTTCACTTACTCTGCTTATTAGTGTAGAGCCTATTGTTATTTTTATTGATTTTGTTATAGTTGGTAAACTTTCTATCATACCTGTTAAATCTCCTGTGGTCATTTTTGTACATGAGTTGATAGCAAAGTTGGCTATATTATTTGCATTTGGATTAAATCTTATGGTTGTTAAATTTGGACAGCTACTAAATGTATTAGTCATATTAGTTACTTTTGAAGTATCTAATAATGGTATGGTTGTTAAGCTCGAACAGTAACAAAACATATTAGCCATATTAGTTACTTTTGAAGTATCCAATAATGGTATGCTTGTTAAACTTGGACATTTGTAAAACATACTATCCATATTAGTTACTTTTGAAGTATTTAATAATGGTATGGTTGTTAACTTCGAACAACCCAAAAACATATTACTCATGCTAACAACATTTGATGTGTCCAGTAAAGGTATAGTTGTTAAGCTTGAACAATAGAAAAACATATCATCCATATCAATTACTTTCGATGTGTTAAGTAAAGGAACGGATAATAACGAAGAACAACCAAGAAACATATTATTCATGATAACAACATTCGATGTATCTAGCAAAGGTATAGTTGTTAAATCTGAACATTTGTAAAACAAGTAGGCTAATGTTGTTCTGGATTTCATACAATTTAAAAAATCTAAATCATTTTGAGATACATTTTCTCCAAAATTAGATGAAATATCGCTTATATTTTTTGCCATAGTAGCAAAAGTATCAGATTCATTGGTTTCTACACCTTTGCCAGTAATAGCTTCTGCAATTAATTTTTTTCCATTACTGGCACTTGTAAAAACCTCATTTATCGCCTGTACTAGACTATCTTTATTTATGGTTTGTAAATTTTCCAAATTGCCATTATTAGTCTTTATTGTATTTAATTCCGTATTAATTGTTGGTATAGAATTAAGTTTGTCCTTTTGGTCTTGTGTTAAGCCTTCTCCAGTGCCTCTATTTTTAGCAATAAAGTCCAAGAATATTTCGTTCCTGGACTTAGGTACTGGAAGATCTGTTATATCTCTTTTAGCTATTGCATTTAAAAATTTTTCATGTCTACTTTTTGGTTTAGGTAGATTAGATTTCATATTTTTCTCCTCAATTAATTTATTTTTTCTATTACATAAGCAAATAAAGTATTAATATGTTCTTCCAATACTTTATCCGTATCTAATTTGTAGCTTATTTTATTATTATTGCTAAATAAAGTTCCATCTTCTTTAAAGGTGCTGTAAGTAATAGCAACCCTAACACCATCTTTTAATTCTAATGTATTAAATTGTGTTATTTTCTTGTGCATATTCATTTTCCTCCACATATTCTTCTAATCTATAATTTTCATATCCTTTACGTTTCCCTTTTATTTCCCAACCAAATTGTATATCATTTTCCGCCTGAACAACAAAATAATCTTGATGTCTTTCGCTTACCCAAATATCACCTTTCCCATATTTGGTTATGAATACTTGATATTCATAATCTGTACTTATAATTTCTTTAAATATATCATCAATCCAAACTACAGATTCACCATTTTCGACCACACTTTCACCTATATCTCCGAATAGATAATCTGCTGTTTCATAAGCGTTTACCAATCTTTTTCCAAAATTTTCTGTTTCTTGCACACAGTTTTTAGAACCACTTATTGCTAAACTATTTGCCCATAAATGTCGCTGTATATTTACATTTCCATTAGCATAAACCGTCCCTCCAATAGTTAAAGATGTAGTTACTTCTCCAGCATAAGCGTACATATTCCTAGAAACAGTTAAGTTATTGTTTACCATCTGATTTTGTGCGGTTAGAGTACCTCTTATTGTTGCATTCCCAGTATTTGTTATAGTTGCAGTTGATAATGCATTCAAGGTCGAGTCACCAGTAACACTTAGGGTTTTAGTTCTAGTATTATTATTAACCACTAAATTTCTTCCCACATTTGAATCGTATGTCGTTTCTTGAGAATTACAATAACAAGTTCCTCCTATACTAGCGTTATTTGCTAAAGTGAAATTCTGTGCTGTCAGTAATGCACCAACAGAAAAATCTCTAGTAATAGCACCTGTATTACTTATTAATTTCGATTTACATGTTAAATTACCATCAAAAACTCCTGTAGTCTTACCATATATCTGATTAGCAAATGTTGCTGTACTCTCTACGTTAAAAGTACCATTAGGCATACCATAAAATCTTTTAACATTCATTTCCCCATCAGAAGAAAAAATAGAACCAGTTTCCATATACATCTGAACTTTACCAGTTATATGTGGAGCTGTTAATTGTGTGCTAACCCAAACATAACCATCAAGGTCTATTTTATTAGCTTTTATTTTTATCGCCTCGGCAGTTTGATTAATAGATGAGATTATTTCATTTTTCCCAACCTTTTTAGAAACGGTTTGTGTTATACTATCTGCTGTTTGGGATACCAACGTTTTAGTAGCATAAGTATTTTGTAGATTCCTATCCAAATCAGTAAAAGAATTAGAAATACTTTCATTAGTTGGATAAGTGGCTTCTACTACTTTTTTAAATCCATTAACGGTTTGCTCTGCGATACTTTGAGCTTCTTGACTTGTAATTTTAGATTGTATTTTTCCATCTAGAATATTAAATTGTGTATCTGTATATTGTATTGCATCTTGTTTTTTCTTATTAGCTATAGCATCTAATGCTTCCTCACTTCTAGTTCTAAATGTTGCAAGTGCTGTTCCATAATTAGCAAATGCTCTTTTAACTAAAGTATTTTCATCTGTAGATATTTTCTTATCAGCTATTGCATCATTGATAGCATTAATAAGATCAGTGTGAGCTGTATTATAAGAAGCCTTAGCGTTATAAAGATTGTTTTTAGCTGTTCCAGTTAAATCAACATTAGAATATAGAGAATTATAAACACTATCGATATCTTTCTTTTCAATCTCCAAAGATTGTATCTGTTGCTTTATTGCAATAGCTTCTGCTTCATTAATTATTCCGTCTTTAAAAGCTTCATCCAGTGTATCGCCGAGATTATCCATAGCATCTTTAATATCATCTAGTTCTTTATTAACGGTATCTTTATAATTATTTATAGAATCTTGTATTTCTTGTTCAATACTATTTCCACTTTTTAGTTGTATACTAAAATTAGTACCATCAAATTTCATCTTATCATGAAAATTAAATGTTCCATTTTCTAAATTAATCCATGTTCTATTATTTAAGCTAGATAATACTCCAGCTTCAATCATAGCTGCAGAAATTTTATTAGCTGTAACTGAGTTAATGACAAATTTACCGTCACGTGTTATAGCAGTTTCAAATGGTCCTAAATATCCGTTTTTAGAAAATCCTAAACCATTTAAATTCCAACGCCAAACCTTGGAGGCTGTCATTTTATCCTCAGTATCCATTATTAATAATTCATCTCTTGTTTTAGTTACATGCCCTCCAAGACCAGAGTTTATCATATCAGTTGCAGCATTTATAGCATCATCTAAAAATCCCTTTGAATCATCTATTTCTTCTTGGATTTTATCGATTTCCTTATTAATTTCTTTATTTATATTATCTTTAACTTTTCCAAGTTCAATATTTATATATTTTTTAGTTAAGGAATTAAAATCATAGGCTACACAACGAGCCTTTACATCAATACATAAATCATCATGTTTAACAGTTACAGTGTCCCCAAGCCATAGAGTTTCTAAAATTTTATATTTTTTATATTCTTCAGTTTTACTTAATTCTACAAAATTAATGGTGTAACTAGTTTCAGGAATATCTATATGCTCTATTGAAAATAATTGTTTTCCAGCCTCTCTTAAAGCTTCTAGTGCTTCTTCTTTTGTATCAAATCCTTCATCATCTTCATTTTCTTTTACTTTTATATTAGAGAATTTAATTTCTTGAATTATTGGATTAGGATAGTTGTTTATAAGTGGACTATCTATATATCTCTCAGGAAGAGTTAATCCATCATATCCTTTAACTAAAACTCTAGTGCATACAGTTTTTTTATTTAAGATAGCATCTAAACCAGTTAAATTTTTTCTATATAAGATTTGTATTCCTCTATCTTTACCACGAACCTTATTAAATCTTATATCCCACTTATCAACTTCAATTTCACCACCCCATCTATTTACAAAAGAGTTATCTTGATCACCGATTAGGGCAGTAACTACATTTTTATCAACTAATCTAGAGTTATTAGTATTTAAAATATCAGATGTACCACTAAATTTATGAGTAAATTGAGTTGATTTTAATATTTGATTTAAAGCTCCAGCTCCTGTTTGCTTCTGAATAAATGTATCTTCAATTAGATTGTCTTCAAGGTCAAAGAATACATGTTTAGCTGAAACATATATTCTCCCAAAAAGCTTTCTTATCATATAAATTCTAAAAGGTTGTTCACCATCTGGAGTTGGAGCCTTAATGATTCTGTCATAATCTATTTTATCTAAATGAGGAAATTTTGAGGGGAATACTGCATTTAAAACAAATGTATTATTTACTTCTTCTCTAACTACTGCACTTAAACAATACTTGTCTAAAACTGCTAATCCATTACTTATAAAATTACTTTCTGTTTTATCATATAAGACTAACATTATATACACCTCCATTTTGGAATAATATCAATTTTAGATATATTTCCACTCCATGATATATTATTCACTCCAGTTTTAAGCTTTGGATAGTTACCAACCATATCATTTCCTTTATTTTCACTAGCTTTATTGCAAACAAAAAGCTCACAATCAATTTCAACATACTCATTTACATTGCTAATTGTAAATGTTGTATCATTAATTGTAAGCTGTATATTACCAGAACCAAATATTTTTAGGTAAGGTTCACTATAAATTGTTCCTGGATTATATAAAGTTGAAGTTTTATTAGTTATTGTTATAGTTTTTTGACCTTGATTTAAGTAAAAAAATGGAGCTATATTAAAATTAAGACTAAATGCTAGACCTTTCTTTAAAACTCTTTGTAAGTTTGAAGGATAATCAACATTTTTAACAAAATAAAAACCATCTAAATTATCTGAAAAATATAGTTTATTATCCTCAATATTATTTAACAATCCTTTAATTTTAGTTATATTTTCATTAAAATCACTATCATATTTAGCATTAAAGCTTAAAGATATTTGTGAATCCTCATAAGAATCAGTATCTATAGTAAGTACTCCATTTCTCCCTTCTATTTCTACAAATTCTATTTTCTTTTTAAAGATAGGTATATCATATGTTTTAATCATTGTTAGACCTAAATCTTCATAACTATTAAAATTATTAAAATTAATACTTAACATCTATCTCCTCCAACTATAAGCTTCATCACTTATTAATAATTCTTCACCCATATAATTAGCTGTGGCCATTGCAACCTCTCTGCCGTCTATTTGGATTGGTACTGTTATTCTAATATTCTTATCTCCACTAGCTTTATAATTAGATAAAAGTCTAGATGCTACATTTTCTGCTACTTTTTCGGCTGTTTTTAAAACAATTTTTTCACTAGCTTCATGGTTATATATTTTGCTTCCTGATGGTAAGTTATATAAATGACTTGAAGGTAGTTCATATAGCTCATAACCTCTTTCATGCATGTATGTTAATCCACCACTCCAGTTATTAGTACCAGTCCAGTTTTTACCTACACTACTTTGGCTTACAGAGGCATTAAAAGTTTTACTCTCAGGTTTCCAACTATTCCACCAATTTTTTAATTTATCCCACGCAGTTAATATTTTACCAGATGATGTATCAACAGAGCTTTCTATATCTCTATTCATATTTACAATTTTATCAACAGCATCTTTTCTAGTATTTTCTGCATTTTCAACAACACCATCTCTTTGTCGTTTAGCTTCCTCAATTAATTTATTAGCTTGTTCCTCACTTAAAACACCACTCTCATTTTTCATTTTAGTAATTGCAGCAATTCTTTTATCATATTCATCATTAGCGGCTTCAACTGCTTTATCTCTAGAATCATTTAATTTTTTAATATGTTCTGAAGCTTGTTCTGCTGTAATTCTTCCATCATAATCTTTCATACGTTGTAAAATTACCTGAGCCTCAATCTCATTCTCTGATAATGTTTGAATAGCTTGAGTCTTCATGTCTTGTTGAATTTGATTTATTTCATTTTTTTCACTTTCAGAAATCTCTCTATTCTCTTTTTTAGCAGTTTCTAAGATTTCTTTTATTCTTGCAGTTTTTTCATTTATTATATTTTCTTTAGATTGATACATTTCTGATGTATTAGCGATTATAAATTGTTCTTCCTCCTCAGAAATTGCCTCTGAATTAGCAAAAAACTCATTTAAGGTAGCTAAATCATTATCCTTACTTTGACGTATTGATGCATTTATAGTTTCACCCATTTCAGTATACTTTTGAGTCATTGAATTACAAGTTTCATCTGTTATAGCTTGGGAGTTTATATATAAATCGTCTAAAGCTGATTTAACCCCATTATCCATATCTAAATATGCTTGTACTTGTTTTTGTGTTTCTTCTGAAATAGTAACAGTTTCTGTTTTAATTATCTCTCCATAAGCTGTAACCTCAGTTCCTGTAGTTCTTATACTATCTGCAAAAAGGTCTACACTTGGAACTACCTCAGTAGATAATACTTCATAAATACCATATCCAGCTAATCCTATAGCAGCTGCTCCTGCTACAAATGGTGCCGCTGCAACTGTTACACTACCTAATCCACCAACTAAAGCTCCTAATCCAGTAGCACCACCAGCTACTCCTGCTGCTGTTCCAACTGCAGTTGTAGTAGCTGTAGTTGTTCCTAAAACACCAGCTAATTTAGAAAGACCACCAACTATAGTTCCTACTGTAGATATTCCTCCACCAACAATCTTTAAAGCACCACCAGCAGCTATAGACATAGCTCCCCATTGTGCTATATTTTGTAATTGTTCATTACTTAAGGAGCTTAATTTATCTATAAAGCGAGAAAGTAAATCAATGCCTTTGTCTAGTATAGGGGATAAAGTATCTCCTAGTCTTATTCCTTCATTCATAAGTTCATTTAAACTTTTCTTAAGTTTATTGCCAGTAGTATTACTTACCTTTTCAAAAGCTGCATCAGTTGCTCCAGAACTATTGCCCATTTCAACTAACATATCATTAAATGCTTTTCCATCATTTGTAGCTAATACTAAAGCTGCTTTTCCCGCCTCAGTTGAACTAAACATATCAGATAAACTCTTATTATCTTTTTTAGCTTCCTCTGATATAAAAGATAATATATCCCCTAATGATTGACCATCAGCTGTTAATTCAGAAAAGCTTTTTCCAGTTTTATTTTTTAAGAGCTCTGATGTTATTGAACCTGACTTTCCAAGTTCATTTAACATACTATTCATATATGTTGTTGTTTCTGCTGTAGCTATACCCTTACTTGTCATTAGAGCATATCCTGCTCCTAATTGGTCTAAAGATACACCTAAATTATTTGTAGTAGGGATAATTTTACCCATAGTAGATGCTAATTCTGAAACGGTAGTTTTACCTTTATTTTGTATCTGTACCAAAGTATCACTTACCTTTGTTACTTCATTAGCCTCCATACCATAAGCATTTAAAATGGTTGTTAAAATATCAAGTGATGCTCCTGCATCTGCAAACCCAGCTTTTGCAAGTTTAGTTGAATTAGTTATGAAATTAACGGCATTTCCTGTACTTTGTCCAGCTGATATAGCATTGTAGACATTATTAGCAATCTCAGTTGCAGCAATACCTGATTCATTACTAAGATTTAATATTGCTGTACTCATCTGCTCCATTGAAACTTCTGATTCATCTGCAATAGTACTTACCTTTGCCATTGCATCCTCAAAGTCAACTGATAATTTTAGTCCTGCAATTCCAACTGCTGTAAGTGGAGCAGTTAACTTTAAAATCTTATCTCCAGCTGAACTTACATTGTTACCAATATCTTTTAATTTCTTGCTATGCTCTTCAAGTGATTTGCTAGCATTTTTCCATTTGTTATCTTGATCTTTAAGTTCATTGGAAACTTTATTTAATTGTCCTTGAGTTCTTACAAGCTCAGTATTAGCTTTGTTTAATTCATTTTCATAGTTTTGAATTTGTTTAGCATTAGATTCAATGGCTTTTTGCTTATTGTTATACTCTTTATTCAGTTTATCTACAGCTTCTTTAGCACTTTTTGCCTCTTCTGATTCTTTGCCATAAAGCCTTACAGCCTCATCATATTTAGCATTAGCTTTTTCTAAACTAGCTTTTAGCTTATCCCTATCTTTTATATTTTCTTGCATCTTAGTGCTAGTTTTAGCTATAGACTGATTATATAAATCTATCTTTTTAGATTGTAATTCAATTTGTTTTGTTAAGCTCTCTTGAACATTCCTAAGTTTTTCAGCATCACTACCAAAAGATTTTATCCCCTGAGATGCTAATTTTAAAGCTGATTGATTATTTTTAAGTTGGGAATTTACACCTTTTATAGAGTTATTAAAGCCACTACTATCTAAAACCATTTTAGCCGTTATTCGACGTTCTGTATCTGCCATAAGTTCCCTCCTTAAAGCGGAATTAAATCAATAGCTACTGAATTATTTATATGTTCTTTATTATTAAGTAGCTTAGATTCTTCATCTAATAACATTTTTATTTCTTTAAAAGTAGAGTCAAAGAACTCTTCCCTTGAATAATTAAGATTTTTCTTTGCGATATAAAAAAGCCAATTAAATCTTACGTGTTTTTCAAAATCAAAAGTAAAATTTAATTGGTCATCTAGTTTTTTTCTTTTTTATCTACCCCTATGTAGTCTAAAAACACTGCCATAGCTAGACTTGGAACCTCTGAATATAGTGCAGTACTACTTAAAGCATCTATCAATTCATCAAAACTCCATTTTTTCTCAACACAAGATACACTAAGTAGCTTAATTGCGTTACTGAAAAACTTTTTGCCATTCATAAGCCCATCAAATATAGTCCCTGCATTACCATAAATATCATCTAATTCTATTATTGTTCTATTTGTCATATTGAAATTAAATTCTTTATTATTTATTTTTAAAGTTTTTTTAGCCATACTGTCTATCCTTTCTAAAAAAAGATAGCCATGAATTTATAGCTATCTTCTTTATTTTAAATTAATTATTCACTTAAACCTGTAGTCTTTTTAGTAGGTATAATTACAGATGTAAACCAATTATCTGTTGCCCCCTCTTCTTCATCTTTTTTATGTTTCCACATTCCATTTGATTTTAAAGGTGCAAATGTACCAACAAGTTTTCTAGTTTGAAAATTTGCCTTACCCTCTTTTTGTTGATAATCTTCATCACTATCTACAAACTTACCTCTAAATAAAGTCATATACCTAAATTTTTTGTTAGATTTTTTTGCTCTAAATAACATAGCAACCTCTGGAGCTTTATCATTTTCATTATAAATAACTCCTCCACCTTCTGCTAACTCATGGCCTAAAATATAAGCTTCATCCTCAGCAGTTATATCTACTATATCAATTTCAGCCTCTACACTTTCAAGGGATTCATCACTGTCCCATTTAACACCTTCTGCATAAAAAGGCTCCGAGTTAATACTTACCTTTAATCCTATGCTTCTTACTCCTGGTAAGTATCTTGGAGTATCAAAACTCTCAACCCCCTTCGAATTTTCTTGTATTTTAGCTACATATAGTTTATCAACATTCACAGTTGGAAACACTTGCATTGCCATTATTTATCATCCTTTCCTTTATAAATTATTAAAAATATAAGAATCTATAGTAAATCTTAATGCCTTATGGTAAAGTCCTGTATTCTCCTCATACATATCTTGAGATACTGTCCCTCTTATAAAGCCGTTATTTATCATAGCAATATTTATATTTTCTTTAATCTCAGTAAAATCGCCTAAAGAAAATATATCTACTTGAATAAGAAATTCGCTATATTTTTCATCGCTTTCTGAATAAAAATTTGGAGTATCGCTAAGGATCATATATTCAATATATGGAGGTTTAGCATTTTTAGCGTGAATATAATAAACTTTTTTATCAGCAGTTAAATTTAAAATTTCCTTAGTGCTTAAAGTATTTTTTAAATATTTTTCTATATTTATTGAATTCACCTACTTTATTTAATATTTTTAAAAACTTCATCCGCAAGTGAATTTAAAGCCTGTTCTTCACTTCTAGAAACGCTTTTTTCAAAATATCCTACATTAGCTTTTTGCTTACTTGTCCCATACTCCTGAAACATGCCCCAAAAAGCACCAGCCTTAGCCTCTCCAGTAGTTCCCAAGTTATCTTTTTTTATAGATACTTTTATCTTGGACAATTTACCAGTATATCCTTTAGGAGTATTAGCCTCTATTTCTTTAGCTATAGTAGTAATAGCCTTTCTAACAGCCTTTTTCTCATCTGCATCACTTAAAGTCATACTTTGAATAAGTTCAGCAAATTCATCGAGGCCCTCAAATTCTAATCTACCTTCCATAGGTTACCTCTCAATAGCTTTAATATTTATCCACTTATTTTCATACTTAATATTATCAACAAAAGATATATCAAAAGTCCTGTTATCCCAAGCTATTCTGTATTTTTTAGTACCTTCTTTATTTTTTAATTCATCGTAAAGACTTTTAGAATATCTTATCGTAAAGTTAATTGTCTTTTCACTATGCTGAGATTTAGCTTCCCAAAATTCCCTGCCATAAAGATTATTAATTGATGCAAAGAATTTTTTAAAATCAATCCATTTTTCAGTTTCAAAATTATTTTCATTTTGTTCAACACTGTGTTTCTGAATTTTAATAATCTTATCTAATCTAATTCCCATAGTATCACTTCCTACATAATTGATTAGCTATTGTATAAAAACTAGGCGAAAATTTAGCTTCTCCACTTGAGGAATTCATTAAATCATTAACCCCAAGACTTATACACGCTATACCTAAATCAGTAGCTATAGCATCTTTATCAGCACCAGCATTTATTAAAAATTCCTTAATAGCATCTATATTTAATTTAATCTTTCTTTTAATTTCAGGATCATCATCATAACCAAGATATAATAAAACTGAATCTACTAAATTCATATATCCTCCTAAAAATAAAGGAAGGTGTTTTAACACCTTCCACTCATTTAATTTACTCTTCATTCGCTTTGGTTAATAGTATTACCCCTTGAGTATCAGCTAATTTTCCATCAGCTATAGTCGTTGATTTAGTTATCCATTCATCTGTCTCTTCATCAAAGTATCTTTTTATCATTATTTGCAGATTTGAATTAAACATATAATCTTTTAAGTTTACTATAATTCCAAATACATCATTGGTTTGTGCTGCATCATAGGAAGTAAGATAATCCTCTACTGGAACAACTTCTTTTCCTTTAAATCTATAAGATTCAGTACCATCTAAGCCATAAGTTGTTCTAGCAATAGGTTGTCCATTTGCATCAACCATTCCTAAAATATCACCTTCATAAGTTTCATTATTCATTATAAGAACAGTCCCTGCTCGCTTTGATAAAGGAACTTTGGCAAAGATTTTACTCCATTTTTCCCATGAAGTAAGTTCAGATGGTTTTACAGCAATCTTTTGAGTCGATTTTATCTTTGTATCCATTGTTATTCCTAAAGGTTGTTTAACACCAGTTCCAGAAATAATTGCTTGTTCTATAGCAACTATCATAGCTTCTGATACATTATCAATTATCGTTGATTCAAATACTGGCAATGAAGTTGTATCAGCCTCTAATGATACAGCTACTCTACATTGAAGTTTATGATATGAGAAAGTTACAGTACCATCTATTATTTTCTTTTGTTTATCTGATACTTTTCCCTCTCCAACCCATGTTGCTGTAGGTTTTGCACTAGATGTAGGGACAGTAACTCCCCCTTTAATATTAGTTACTGTAACTCTTGAAAATATATTTCCATAAAATCTTAATTTCTCAATTATTTTATCAAGAATATTTTTAGGAATTAATTCACCTATATCGGTAGTTAACGTAGTTACATTAGATCTTAACTCTTCTGAAATTTTAGTTCCTTTAAGTACATGATTCATAAATGCATTTCTGTACTCCATATCCACGCTCTCGCCGTTTCTTTTATTAGAACCTATTACATAACTACCAAGTGGATTAAAGCCTCCCTGTGGGCTTATTTGTGTGCCTCTACCCTCTGCTGGAGGATTACCTTCTCCATTACAGTCTATTTCATCTATCATTTCTCTTAATTCATTAATTTCAGAATTTAATGCTTCAACTTGAGAATTTATACTTCTTAATTCCTTAATATCCTCACAAGTTTCTCCTTGAGTTGATAAGGCTTTTCTAGCCTCTGTTTTTGAATTTAATAATTTTAATAATTTCTTTTTCATTTAAAAACCTCCTGAAATTTTAAGTCTTAATAATCTTATTTTTTCTTTTCTTAATTCTTCTGCCTCTAAGTTATCCAACTTATTTGATCTTGCACTATCCAGTGCAGCTTTTGCATTATCCAATGCATTTTTATCTCTAGCATTTATATCAGTTTCTTGGTATGCTGGATTATTAACAGCACTTACCTCAAAAACCTTAGCAAATTTAGTAATTATTCTTGTTGGCATATCTGAATCAAGGTTTTCCCACCTTTGCTCCTTTATTCTAAATGCAAAGCTCATACCATCAATATCACCTCTACTTATTGCACTATATAGTGCTTTAGCTTCTTGGTTATTATCTATATCTAAATCAGCCCTTACAAATAAACCTTTATCATCTATCTGTAAATGCATCGTAGAGTTCCCATTATTACGTCTAGACCTTGCAAGTGGTATTTTATCAGCATCATGATTAACAAAGAATAAAACATCTGTTAAATCACATCCATCAAAAGCACCACGTTCTATCTTTTCAAAAAACCAATTGCCTATATTAGTCATGCTATCAAAGACAACTGGATGTCCTTCTATCTTTTTAGTCCCTGAATCATCAACAGCCCTAAAATCAGTAACATTAAAACTTCTTTTTATTAAAAGTTCATCCTTTAAAGAATTATTTTTCATTTCCTTCTCCTTTCGCATATTTTTTATTAAGCTGATAATTATCAGCTATATCTCTATTTATAAAATTTAAACTCATATGTCTTTTATCCCCATCATCGAAAGGTGGATATCCAAAAAGCTCTAACAGTTGATTATCTGTTAGAGCTCCTCTATTTCCTAGTATATCTGCAACTGCTATTTTATTTTTAGTATTAGTAAATAACAATTTCTGCGGATAAAAAATAACCTCATTTCCTATATCTAATTCCCTATCTGAAAACAATGTCTTAGTAAAACACTGTCCCAAGGAATTAATATCTGGTTCTAAGGTTCTCTCATAAAATGCCTGGTATTCTTCATCAGTAAAATTGCCCGATAATATTTCTAAAGAAACACCATAATTATTTAATATTTTTGACTGTATAAATTCTAAAGTTTCTTTATCTATAACAGTTGGATTTAGTCTTTGTATTGGAATATATTCACCTTTTAAATCAAGTGGAACTATACCAGTTTCAGAATTTTTAAGTTTATCCTCAAACCTTTTTCTCTCTTCTTCTTGTTTTTCATCATCTAACATGGTATTAACCTTTAATATCCCATTAACAGCTAAACTTGATTTAACGCTTTTATCCAATCCTTCAAGGATTACATTATTTATCTTTAAAACTTTTAGTAAATGAGAATTATCTACTCTTCCATTTTCATCTCCACCCATAAATTCATTCAAACTATAGTCTTTTCTCCAGTGGATTATATCCTCATAAGGCAATGTATAATCATTACCATTTAAAAATCTAAGTTTAATAAATATTTTCCCTGTTGTATCTTCTAAAAAATCCACATTGGAAGGCTTTAATGGATAAAATCCAGTATAAATTCTTTTATTATTTATAACTTCATAGGTAGGATAGATAAAACAATTATAAGTAGTTTCCCTAAGCCATACACATTTTTCAAGGAACTCTGCTGTAGTCATTAATGGATTTGGAGAAAACCTTAATAATCTATTTATAGAGCCTTTTACTTCCTCTTGCTTATCCTCTCCAACATGCCTTATATGTTTTGGTTGGAGCTTACTCATTTCTCTAGCTATACATCTAACACAATTTTTAACTACATCAGATGCATATATATCATCTCCGAACTGAGAAAATACAGGAGTTTTTCCTTCCAGCATTTTAGCATATTGATACTGCCTTTTCTTACCCTTAATATTTTTAAATATATTAAATGCCATTTTATCACCCCCTTTACCTTATAATCTCTAAATATTCTTTTCTATACATATCATAAGTTGCATAAGCAATAATAAGAGACACTGCTCCATCAATTCTCTTAGTTCCCGTATCATTAGGCTTTATAGGAAATATTTGACCATAAGGATTAACTTTAGCCACTGTATTTTTAAGACACCATGCATCAATAGGATTTTTATTATAGTTTATAAGATTAGCCTTTAAATCAGCTTCAACCATTTTCATAGGAGTAGATAAAGTATCATAATTTTGATTTATTCTTTGCATTTCAAAACCATAATCATCCATCTCTCCTACAAAAGATTTAGCATTCCATTTATCATATCCTGTTTTAAATAGCCTTATATTATATTTTTTATATAAACTAACAAACCAAGTTACTACATCACTATAATCAACCTCATTTCCCTTACAAACATGAACATATCCTTGTTTAGCCCACTCTAAGTAATTCTTTTTATCACTATCTGTAAGCTCAACTACCTTTGACTCAGGAATAAAATACTTTTGTATTATATATTTTATATTACTACCAGGCTTCATTATTAAAACTTTAGCACTAGTTAAATCTGTTGTTTCTGAAAGGTCAGCAGCACCAATTCCAATACTTCCTCTTAAGTCCTCTATATTAAATTCAAGATCATTCACAATATCTTTATCCATAAGCCATGCCTCAGAACTATTTTGTTTAAAATTAAAGTCTTTAGATAATGTAAATACCCTTTCAGCTTTATCATGTTGAGCCTTATTTAGTTGGTCTCTTAAATATGCTACTTTTTTTACAGTTCCAAGACTAGGATTTGATTTAAACCAACTGCTTTCATCCTGGTAAACTTCAACTTCACTATCTTGTGTATACAACCAAGGCAACAAAGTATGGTCTATTATTTCTCCATTCAAAACCTTTCTAGCATACTTTAATTCCTTATCTAAATATCCATCATCAATAAATCCTTCTGTTGTTATATTTACAAACACGGGTTCATCTTTAATTGACTGGGACTGCTCTATTGATTTAGCTATAACATTATCTTTCATTTCATGGCTTTCATCTAGAATTGCAAACTCTATATTTCTACCTTCTTTATTTCTGGTTTTATCACTTAACTTTTTTATGGTAGATTTATTCTTTTTATTAAATATACCCTTTAAATTCTTATGAGTCCGTTTATCTTTTGGATCAAACATTTCTCTCATATTGTTTATTTCATCAAAAATAAGATTAGCCTGAGCATCATCATTTGATGAACATATAATGTCTGAGCCATTGTTCCCTATCATAAATTCAGTAAAACTAAGTGCAGCACAAAAAGTACTCTTCCCATTTTTTCTAGCTATTAGAAGTATTAACTTTTTAAATCTTCTAAGACCTGTATCTTTCCATTTAAAAGAATAAAAAGCCTCTATAACTGCCTTTTCCCATAATTCTAATATGAAAGGCATACCGTTAAAGGGGCTTTTAGTATGTTTGCAGAAATTCTCTATAAACTCTATTCTTATTTGTGCATCCTGGCAATTATAAATCCAGTTTTCATCTTCTAAATCAACTATAAGATTAGATAAACAAGTTTTTAATTCATTTCCAAGAATAATTTCTCCTGTTAATGATTTGTTATAGTACTCCAGTAAATAAGAGTACTGACCATTTATTAAATTATTCTCTAAATCTACTACATTCATCTAGTTACCTTTAGTTTTTTCTTTAACCCATTTATCAAATGCATCATCTTCTTCAACGGAATTTTTTGATAGGATTGAATTTAGCGCCTTTAAATTAAGTGAATATATATTTGCTGTTCTTCTATATTCATTTGCTATTGGCAATTGCTTTTGAAGTTCTGGTTTACTTGGATGTACTTTTAACATTCCTGTCTTAGATAAAATTTCTCTCATCTCACTTAACTCAGATTTAATGTAAGCTGTTTCCTCTATTAATCCCTCAACTAATATTCTTTTAGATTCTTCTACATTTTTAAATATTTCATTTAATTTATCTAATTCTTTTTTATATACTTCATTTTTTGAAAATTCACTCAAAATTCCCACCTCGATTTCATTTTTTTGATTTGTGTGAATCTACTCTCCTCAATCAACGTTTCTCCTCTAGTCCCAATTATAAAGGTACGGGAGGGCTATTCAACGAACCTATCAAACCATTTCTCTATATATTCCTTCCATTCTTCCTGATGATACTGCCTATAGTCATTGCAATAGTTTAATTTATAAATACAATCTTTCTTAGTGCTCTTAATATATATAAGCTCTGCTCCAAGCTCTCTTGCTAACTTCTCTCTTTGATACTTATCAGCATAGCCTCCTATAATCCAAGCATTATTAAAGCCTCCATACCTAGTCTTTATATTATCTAAAATAAAATTTCTTATTGATAATACATTAAGCTTTAATGCATCTGGTTTATCATATCTTTCTTTTAAAGATATAGCCTCATACAATCTATCAATATCTATAACTAAATCATTGTCTTCTTTATGCTTTAGTACATAGCTTGTCTTTCCTGACATTGGAGCTCCATAGACTATATAAACAGCTCTACTCTTTTTCTTATAACCACCTTGCCATCTTCCATGTATCTTATTATGGCAACTATGACATATAAGCTGTACATTATCAGGATTAAGAGACACTGTTGTATCTAAATAATTTATAGCATCTAATTCCTTAATATGATGTATGTGTATTCTCTTAGAATCTACTATAGCTTTACTACACATCTCGCATATTATCCCATCATCACAACTTCTATCTAAGATAATCATCTGTCTAAAAGCTAACCACTCTTTGCTCTTATAAAACTTAGTTGGTACACTCATAATTACCATTCCTTATTTTCTAATTCTTTTTTCTTAAGCTTAAGATTTTCTTTATCTATAGCTACTTTATTAGGATCATCTTTCCACTTAGCCTTTTCCTTATTATTTAACCAATACTTTTGTGCAGCTAAATCAGGACCTCTATATTTTTTTACTGAACTTATTTTAACCTCTTCTTTGGTTATAATATTTCCATCTTCAGTCACCTCTTCATTTTTTAGCTTGGTAACTACATCTTCATAGTAATGATACCCAGTAGCACATTTATATACTGCTTGTTCTACTGCCTGGTTCTTCTTCTCCTTACCTTGAGCCATTATCTGCTTAATATCCTCATCTTGAGCTTTATACTTCCTAAAAGTTGAGTAACCTACACCTATTTTTTTAGATATCTCCTTATCTGTTGCACCTTTCTCAACCATTGTTTCTATAAGCTCTAATTGACTTTTTATGATATCTTCTATTGACTTCATTCAATCACCTCCACATGTAGCACTTACTCTTGAACCCCTGCTCTATGTTGATTTTTTTATAAAATTTATAAATAAAGCAAAAAAACAAGTCCTAAGCCTTGCTATTACTATGTTTACAGCTACTATTTTTACTTTTTTTGAGTTTTACATATCACTATATTTTGTTAAACTTCTTGTAAAATTTAACTTCTAATATATGTCTTTTATTTTTACTATTGAGTTTTACAAGTTCCAATTATGTAAAACTAATAGATAAAAAATATATTTTTACCTATCTTTTTCTAAAAGATAAGCCTTTAACTGATTTGTCCTTAGTATCTTGATTTATACCAATATACCGTTTTGTTATTTCAGGATTATCATGATTTAATAATTCCTGGACTACAACTATATCTCCACTATCTTGATATAACCAATAACCAAATGTTTTCCTTAAACTATGACATCCAATACTATCTTTATACTCAAAAAAATCAGCAGCTTCTTTAAGTATTTGATAAGCTCTTTGCCTACAGATAGATTGATTTTTGCCCTCTCTACTCTTAAACAAAGGTTCATAGGCACTTTTACCTTTAAGATATTCTTTATATATTTCTTTTAACTCATCATTTATTATTATTTTTGACTTTTTGTTTGTTTTTTCTTCTATAATTTCTATATAGTTTTTATTTTTTACATCACGCACTTTAAAACTTAACATATCACTTATTCTTCTACCTAAATATATCCCAGTCATAAAGAGCACATAATCTCTTTCATTTTTTTCTTTAAGATAATCTGCAATATCTAATATTAAATTATAGTCCCTAATAGGCTCAACTGTATTCATCCATAACTACACCTGCCTCATAGCACCATTAATTCTTTTATATCTTCTACTACCCATAAGTTCTTTTATGTCCTCTTCTGATAGCTTTTCATTGTTCTTATTTTTAACCTCTTCCTTAAGTTTGTATTTATCTTTAAGATGCTTATAAACCTCTGGTTGATTTTCTTTTAATATATCTCTTATTGCCATTATTTTACCCCTTTAAAAATAAAAAGACCTAGCAACACCAACTAGATCTTTTATAATATAATATTTAATTTAGGAAGATACTTTCAATAAATTATTTTAATTACATAATATCATTTTACCTTACCAAACATTTACATTCAAGTACTTTATAATATCAAAAAAGTATCAGAAAAGTATACTAAAAGTACACTATAGTTCTCCATAAACGCCTATTATTATTTTGTTTAATGCTTTTTTCTTTATTCTTTTACAGCTAATAATACTACATTGCATTTTATTACCTATCTCTTTATATCTTTCTTGATTTATGTAAAAGCTTTTTATTACATAAAGTTCCTCTTCTTTTAATGCATCTAAAGCTTTATTTAATTTATTTAATTTCGATTCCATAACCATTATTCTACTTTTTATTTTTTCCTTTTCAGCTTGTATATCTTCAACCGAACTTGAAACTTTACCTAAACCTTTTCCTTCAATTTCTATATTTACAGATTTTAAAGTATCTAAAACTACTAATTCTGCCTTTAAATTTTCTATTGCTACTTCTGCAATTTTATAATTATATAGCCAGCTCTCAATATCGTTATACCTCTGGTATTGTTCTATGCTCATTTTATTTTCTAAAAATCCAAAATCATTTTTAAATTCCATAAATTTACCCCGTTTAATTTTTAAGATTTTCTTTTACTTGCTTTAATGCTTCTTTAACATCTATACCACTAAAATATAGTATTACTATTTCATTGAGGAACTCTTCTAGGAGTTCCTCATCTTTTATTACTTCCACATCAATCTCTCTTAACATACAATATCCCTAACTGTTATACATTCTTTATAATTACCTAAACTTACAAGTAAAAACTTATTATCTATATTCTCTAAAAAAGTACATTCTCTTATAAAAGGCTTATGACGATGTCCTACGAAAAACTTAGCTTTTAATCTATCTCCAACCTTAAATTTTAAACCTTTATATCTATCCTCTTCACTTATTTTTGGAAGTACTGTAGCTGTAATATATTTCTTCGCCATTTCATCCTCCAATTTAAGCTAAAACATATTTTAATTCTTTAAGATCTATCACTTCTTTTATAGTTACACCATTATTTTTTATTAAAATAATCCCTGGAACATCTTCTCCAGCAATTTCTCTCTCTAAATCTAAATTACCTAAACACTCTATTAATTCTTTAACCTTCATTTTTAACTCCCCCAACCTTTTAAAATAGTTATTTTATTAAATCCTCAATTTCTTTCATCCTACTTGCAGCTAAATCTAAAATAGCTCTTATCTGAACATTTGATAAATAGCTTTCATCTTTAGGACTTTTTATAACCATCCACCAATGTTTTTCAGTTGCTTCATTTATAATTTTCACTGTTGTTTTTAGCTTATCATGTTCTTCACATAGTGCCTTAGCTTTCTCAATATCCATTTATATCTCCTCTTTATACAAATTCATATCCATATCTATTTTTGTTATTGGTAATGTCATTATCACCATTTTCCTACCTTCTTCTAACTTTAAATAAATAGCTGCGTCATTAAAAACAAACAGTTCTTCATCCCCTATTTGCCATTTTTTAAAATCACTAATTTCTATTATCTTTTCTAAACATTCTTCATAATTTCCCATAACATACCTCAAATTATTATTTTACTCTAAGACATTTATTTTTAGCTTTATAAGTGCTATACCACTCACACTTTTTATTTTTATTTGCATTACCTAAAACACCACTACATCTAACTTCACAGTCCTTATTGCTACATTCAAGGCAGCAAGGCATCTGCAAATTACAAAACCTACAAGCCATTTATATACTCCCCCTAAAATGGAACATCACCTTCATCAATAGGCATCATATCATCTACCATAGCTCCATTATTATTAAATCCAGTATCTTGAGTACCTGATGTATTTCCTTTTGGAGCTGCTCCAATAAAATCAAAGCTATTTACAATCACATCTGTTGTATATCTTTTTACTCCCTGCTTGTCCTCATAGTTTCCAGTACTTAGTGAGCCTGTAACTGCTATTTCTCTTCCTTTTGTAAAAAAGTTTGCTATATTTTCTGCTATTTTCCCATATGCTACACAATTTATAAAGTCTGCCCCGTAGTTACCTTCTGCATCTTTAATCTTCTTCTTTACTGCCACACTAAATCTTGCTACTGCTGTTCCTTTTACTGCTGTATAACGTAAATCTGGGTCCTTAGTCAATCTTCCTACTAATTGCACATTATTCATTTTTCATTTCCCCTTACCTTTCAAAATTATTTATCCTTGAAAATTCACCGTTCCAGGCAACAGATACTGTTGTTTTATTACCTAATCTAGCTTTATTTATTGTTATTGTAGCTACCCCTGGATTTTCATCTGGATTTTTAGAATTATAATCTATCTTCCCTTCTTCAGCCAAAATTTTTCTTGCTACTTTATTATCTAATTTCAAATTCCTATAAAGAGATAAAATAGTATTTGAGTATTGCTCTATTCTTGCACTATCTTGTATATCTCCATTTTCTACTTTTTCAAATATTGCTTTATTCTTATTTTCTTTATCCGTATCTCTCTTTGCCTGAGCCAATAATACAACACATATATTTTCATCCATTGCTAACTGTTTAAGCTTAGATGCTATATATCCTAACTTAGTTGTTGTATTTTCCCCAACTGCACCTTCTGTAATTAAATTTATATAATCTATAAACACAATATCTAATCCATATTTTAATTTAAATAATTTTATCTTAGATATTAGAGTGTTTATATTAGGTTCTGATATAACCCTCATCGTTTTATTGCTTAATTTACCCATAAAATCAATATATTTAGTAAACTCATTATCTGTAAGAGTGCCTGTCTTACACTTAGTTATATCTATCCTGTTGTAACTTGCAAACATTTTGTCATAAACTTCTTTTTTAGTCATTTCGTTTGATACATACAAAATTCTAGTATTTCTTATCATGTTTAAAGCTATCTGTATTGCAAGTGTACTTTTACCTACTCCACTTCTTGCAAATATTGTTATAAGTTCAGTTTTAAAAAAACCATGAATATTTAAATCCAGTTCTCTTATTCCTGTTTGCAATCCCTTTTCTTCACCATTTTGTAGTTTTTCTTGCATTTCTATTATGTCAAAGAATATATTTTCATCATCACTGTCTTTTTTGTCATAAAGCTTTAACAACTCATTTTCGATATAATTTTCTAGTTCCTGATTATCTTTTTCTATATTCTTTTGTACAAAAGTTGATATATCTAATAATTTCCTTTTTTCATGATAATTTATTAATTTATCTACCCATGCTTCAAAGGCTACTGTACTTAAAACTTCCGTCTTAATTTCATTTAAGTATGATAATCCTCCAAATTCATTTATATTATTCTTGTTCTCATCTAAAAACGTTATAAAGTCAAATTCATTTACATTTATCTTTTGTTTTTCATTAAATTTTTTTATAGCTTTATATATTTTTTTATGTCTTGGAGAATAGAACATATCCCCATTAATCTTTTTTTCACTTGCTAATAAAAAACATTTAGTTGAATTTAATAATGCTCCTAGAATACTTTTTTCTATTTCTGTGCTTTGGATATTATTTATATCTACCATAAATCCCCCTATTTAGCTTATAGATAATCACAACTTCTATCCATTCGACTTCTACCATTAAACAGATTATTTTGTTTAGAATCTATTTTTAACGGGAATATACCTTTCCAGCCATTTAGTATACTCTGATTTATTATTTCTATCTTTTCATTATCATTTTTAGCGAATTTATCTAAGTTTCTAAGAAGTAATGTTAATGCTCTATCAGTTAGAATACTTTTAATTCCCTTCCTAAATTTTATAAACTCCAAAATAGCTTCTCTTAATTCTTCATTGTCAGTATAATTTTCTATAGTTTTATCAAAGTTGCTTTTCTTCTTTTTTTCTTTTTTTATATATTTAGTATTACTTATATTAGTATTACTAGGGTGTAAATTTTCCACCCCCCTTGGTGTAATTTTTACACCCCCCTCCCTGTGTAAATTTTTCACCCGTGTAATTTTTACACCCGTATCATTTTTGGAGGTATTTTCTTTATTTTTAATTTTTTCTTTTACTTTAATATCTTCTTTTATTCTTTCTTTTTTAGCTTTAATTTCTGGTATATAATCACCATTATTTTGTATTTTTCCAAGGTATAATCTATAAGCTCTACCATCTTCTATTATCTTTTCTTCCAGTAGATCAACATTAATTAACTCATTAAAATATTTAATTACAGACTTTTTAGTTTTCCTTATCATTAAAGCTGCCTCTGCTCTAGAAAATATAAAGTAAACCCTTCCTTCTTCATCTATCCAATTGTTTTTAATAGACACCTGTAATCTATCTCTAAGCATTGCATATAAAACACAAGCATCATTACTTAGATTTTTATATTTTTCCAACTCATATAATTCCTTTGGTAGCTGATAAAATTTAAATTGGTCACAGTCATATTCATTAAAATAATTCATTGCCATTTTTTAACCTCCTTAGTTGTCTTCTTTTAACGTCTTCTCTACAAGATTAACAATATGCATATCTTTTTTTAATGCTGCAAGTTGCTTTATTTCTAATAAAGCATTTTCTAAGTTATAGATATAATACTTTAAATCTAAATTTTCCACTTTCAACTCTCTATGAACTTCCGCATATTTATTAAGCTTGTACAGAAGTCCCCCTTGGCATCTGCATTCACATTTGTTTTCCATAGCTATTTCCCCCTAAATTAAAAATTAATTAAATATGTTTTTATAATATTAAAATATTATGTATAGTTAATCTTTAAAAAAAATATCATCTATTTGTTCGATGCTTAAATTTAATTCTTTTTTTAAAATTTTTATGTCCTCAATACTAAATTTTTGTTTTCCGTTTTCCTTTTTAGAATAAGCTGGTGAATTATGATTTAATTTCTTAGATAGCTGCTCTTGTGTAATCTTATTCTTCTTTCTTATTTGTTTTAATTTCTCTAATTTCATTAAAAACCACCTTTTTTCTTCCTTTTAGGAAATTTTATATATTCATTATAACATTATTTTAGTAAAAAATACAATATATTCCCTTAAAAGTTTCTTTTCAATCCATTTATGATAATTATATTGTTGTTTATAGTATAATTTCCCAAGAATACTTAGAAAGGATTGTTGAAAATGATTGAGAAATCTTTTGGAGAAAGATTGAAGGAATTAAGATTAGAAAAAAATTTAACACAAGAACAATTGAGTGATTTATTACCTATTACTAAAAGTTCAATTTCCAAGTACGAAAAAAATTTACAATTTCCAGATGTAAATACTCTGCATAATTTATGCGATATATTTAATGTAAGCACAGACTACCTACTAGGTAAAACTAATTATAAAAATATCGATGAAATTGTTAATGAACTAACTGATGAGTTAGCAAATAAATTAGCTGATCAACTAATAACTGCTTTTGAAAAAGCTGGTATACCCCAAGAAGAAATTGATTTAAAATTATTAGATAGAGTGTTAGAAATGTATAATGTTATGAAACATTGGGATTAATTATCTCTTTTATATAAAAAAATAATTTCTCCTATATTGATTAAATTTTTTACGTTTCTTTTTTTTAATAACTCTTTGACCTCCTTTCTAACTTTAGGATTTATTTTTCTTTTCATAGTTTATTCCTCCCTTCAATTAACTTGTTATGTATATTTTAGCATATCTAAATATCGCTAACAGCGATATTTCTATTATATTTCGACATAAATTGGGAAATTTTGATATTATTTATTGGAAGCTAATTAGTTACATTAATAATATTAAAAATGACAAATACTAAAATAAAAATATATAGAATTCAAAATAAATTAACCCAAAAGGAATTAGCACTAAAATGTAATTTAAGCCAAAGTCATATTTCAGAATTAGAACATAATCTAAAAAGTCCAACTGTAAAAACATTGGAATCTATTGCAAATGCCCTTAATGTATGTATTTTTGATTTGTTAGAATACAAATGTAATATAGATTGTAGTGAGAAAAAAAATAAATATTGTAGTTATAAATAATACATAAAAAGGAGGAATAGTGCTAACTAATTAGCTCGTCACTATTCCCCCTTAAAATTTTCTACCATGAACTTCTTGGTGACATTTTCTACATAACACTTGCAATTCTGAATCTAATTCTTTTGTAAAATGCTCATATGAAAGATGATGAACATGTAAATTTCTTTTAGCTCCACATTTAGCACATTGATAATTACCAATCATAAGCGCTCTAGCACGCCTTCTACGCCATTTTGAACTATGTATATAGTTTTCATACCTTTCACGTCTTGTAGGCTGATATGGCGGTGTCTTAAGTCCTATAATTATAGCTATAATTACTAATACCAATATTACTATTAGAAAAACTAACGCTATTATCCAATCATTAATCATTTTTATGTACTTCCTTTACTTTTCCACGTTTTTTCGCTAGTTTATGTTTTTCTAATATTTTTTATGCAAAAAAGAAGATTTTCTTTTATCTTTAAGAAGATCTCCTTTACATACCCTACATAGCTATTCTTATAAACCCCTCATTTTATTTATGATTGATGAATAATTTAACTATGTTTAAGCCAAGAAATAATAAATTGAAAATCCTAAGATTGAAATACTTATAAAGATTTCATACATAGTTAACTTAATATTTCCTAGTTTTAATAATTGAATTGTACTTAAACCAAAATTTGGTTTAATTTTTCTTTTCTTTTTCTTGCCAAACTTTAATTTATAAAGTGCTAAATTTACTGTATAAAATACTAAAACTTTGGCAAACATTAATAATATAATTATAAATATAGCTTTTAAAATTAGCTGTTCATATGAGCTATAACTAAAATTATACATTGTACATCATCCTTTCATTTATCAATTTACTTCTTTTGTATGAAGGGTATGTACTCAAAAAAAGAGTGAGTGTAAGGCATGAGTGTATACTTTTTATACCCACTCTTTTTATGCTTTAAAAGCTTGATTTTAGTTGTATTTGAACTTTTGTATAAAGAGGGAAGGAGCGTAGCGAGTGACCGATAAAGGCGCTAATTTTCCATAAAATGTATTTTATTCTTAGCTTGTCTTTATTTATATATTATATATTTATTGTAAATTTTCTAAGTGGTAATACTCTTGTCTGAAATTTTGGAAGTATCCTAAATTGAGGTATGCTGTCTCTAAGAATAAATAGGTTAAAATCTTCCTGTTGATATAATTTATTGTAAAGTGTTATCTTAGAATCTCCAGTAAAATGTGTTAAATCCACTTCTACATAAGATTTATATATGCTATTTTGATAGGTATATTCTATATATAAATCTGGTATTATCATTCCATTTAAAGGACGTGGACATACCTTAAAACTATTAATTGTACTACCCTGTGCTACTAATTGTGATACAAAATCGTTCCTGATTGTATCATGTTCGCTTATCTCTTTAAATTCTTTATAGGTATAAGCCAATGCTGTTTTATTATACTTATAACTTTTTAAAACACCTTGTTCCTCCAGTTCTTTTAGTCTACGCCTAGCATTATTATTATTTTTATAGAACATTATTTCTGCTTGTTTAACAGTTATACTCTTAAAATCTTCTATAAATTTTAATATCTGTTTATCATACTTGCCATTGGTTCTTGGAATCGACGGTGCCACTTCTTTATCTACTGCTATATCTGGTAAAACCTCTAAATTATCTTGAAAAATAACTCCACCCTTTTTAACATAAATAGTACTTGGAGGTAATACAGTTACATTTTCTCTTGGCTTTTTAGTATTAATAGCATTGTTTTCTTTATCTTTAATTAAATCTCCAGGAAGCCTTATTTCTTGTACACAATCCTTTAATAATTTAAAATCTTCATCTAGCTTAGGAGCAACTATAAAATTATAACCATCTTGTCCATCATAGATAGCTTCTCTAAATCCTAAATCTTTTGCATCTTCCGTACCAACTGCTATTTTACTATCATTACCTGACTTTAATTTAAAAGTTAAAACACTTAGCTGACTTCTAATTGTCGTATCTATATTAGCAACTGTAGGTCTCTGAAGTACACTAAGTAAATGTATTCCAACACTTCTTCCAGCTTTACAAATTCTATTTATATAATCTTCACAATCCTGTTTTAATTCCTTAATTTCTTTTTTATCATTATCACTACTTCTAAAAAAACTAAATTCTTCTAAGATTAAATAAATTCTATTGTGCTTCCTGGCATTATATTTGTTATATTGAGCTATATTTCTACAGTTAGCTTTTTCATACGCTAATGCCCTTCTATCTGCTATACCTACTAATCTTTCTAACATTACTTTAGTTTCCTCTAAGCTATTAGCCATCATCTTTACATTCTTGCAATCCTTAAAAAGACTCGTTTCTCTATTCACAATTTGTGCAAACCATAACTCAAAATTCTTATCTTTATTTGCTAAAAGGTTAGTTATAGCCATAAATAAAGCTGTAGTCTTTCCAGTGCCAGTCATTCCACAAAATAAGTTATGTGGATTTTTATTTATATCTATTAAAAATGGCTTTCCATCTGCTTTATAGCCTAAAAATAATTTATCACAGGAACAACTTACAGGCTTAAAATCTAGTGATGGCTTACTTGTTATAATATCAACATTTACGAACTTATTAAAATTCCCATGATCTAGCTGTATTACTGCACCTAAACTATCTTCTAAAACAGGCTTTATATCTTCCAATTGTTTGAAACTTAAACCACTTGGAATAATACATTTAGCAGTATAATTATCGCCTACTTTTCTTATTTTAGTTAACCTAAATGTTTGCCCATCTTTATTACAGATATTTTTATTTATTTTTTTTAACGCTCTATCCCATTCCTGTCCAACTGGATTAGTAAATTTAAAAGCTGTAGATGCTAAAGTTACTGCAAGTGTTCCAGTACCTGCAACGAGTCCAAAATTTAAAATATTGTGTGCTAAGCTATAATCAAACATTTAAATTACTCTTTTTTAATTGCTTTCTCATATCTTCCTCTATTAAATCTTTAACATAATCAGAAAAATTTCTTTTCGCTTTCACATGAAGAAATAATTCTAATTCACTTTCTTTAAAACTTATTGTTATTCTGTGTTTAGTTGTCATTTTTTTATACTCCTTTAAAATCTTTTATAATAATATATATTCTAAAAAAGTATAAAATATACCAACCTTTTATAAATATTTATAAAGTTTTATAACCTTCTATTCCCAATCGTCATCAGAGCAATCCCAACCTAAAAGCTGTGCTTCTAATTTATCATAATCATATTTTCTTTGTGTAAAGTTAGCAAAAGTAGAATTAGCTTTATTATGAGCAAGTCTATAATTATTTTTGTTCTTAGTAATAGTACGTGCGTACATTTCTCTATTAAACTCATACTTAGCAATCTTATCAGCAACTACAGTTTCAACGTATTTATCAGCATTAACTCTAGCAATAGTTAATTTATCTTGAAGTGCTTTTCTAATCATAGAAATTAATTTCTCACTTTTCCTGCGTTTTTCTTTAAGTATTTTATATGCTATTTTCATAAGCTCAACTGGTGCTAATGTATCAGCATTATTAACTTCACATGCTTTTTTATAAGCTAAAGAATTTTTATAATCATTTTGAGAGACATCGTTAGATGTATTATTAATAATATTAATATAATTATTTTTATTATTTAGTATTTGTTGGGCATTTTCAAGCACTTCTACGCTAGTTGTATCAATGCTTTGAATAGGATTTCCATCTGTTACTCCATCTGTTACTCCATTTGCTACACTATCATTTAAAAAATTTTTTCTAGCATAGTATATATTAACTTTTCCAAGTCTCTCTACAAATAAAAATCCATGCTCTATAAGCTTATACATTAACTTTCTAAAGTTAGCATAAGAGCCAACTATGTCTTTTCTTGTTTTCTTTTTAGAAAATAATTCCCAAATTTTAGCCTGTGAACATTTAAAGCCTGTTGTTTCTATATTATCTCTTAATAAAAGATAAGCATATACTGTCATCATTTTCTTTTTAGTTGATTCTAGAACTTTGAAGTCATCTGTTAAAAAGTTAAATTTATTTAATTCAATTTCTGTAAATTCTTTATGGTATTTATTATTCATTTATTTATCCACCTTTCTTTTTAGGATAAACAAAAAGTTCTAACCCTTTATCTATAAAGGTTAGAACTTTAAAACTTTTATAAACTTTTAAGCAACTTTACTAAGTAATTTAACAAAATTATTGCCAAAAAAGAATATATATTATATAATTAACTTAAACAAAAACTAAAGATTAGTTTTTTTGAGTAAGTTAATTAAAAGTTTCGTTGACTCTGAACTTTATAGATATCCGTTTCATATCTATAACTTAATTTATAAAATGCGTAGGAAACATTTTATAAACGGGTTAATGGAACTTTTTATTTATTTATGTAAAATCTCTTAAATATTCAAAACTTATAATCTAATTATAACATCTTATGCAAAGAGTTACAAGAATTATGTATATATTTAGACAAAAAAGTATATTAAACTAAATATACTTTTTTTATTTTTTCCTTTTAATAAAATAAATTTGTGATATAATTAATTGAAAAAATTTAAAAACAAGGGGTAAAATGTAAATGATTATTAAGGGGAAAAATTTTAAAAAATTATTTGTTGGAGCATTAGTTTCTACTGCTGCATTATCATTTATAGCTTGTGGAACAACAGATACTGCTACAGAAAGTAATAGTACTAATGGTACAACAACTAGTCAAACAGCAACTAATAAAGATAAAACACCTATTAAATTAGAGGATTTAGCTTTAGATGTAAATGTGCTTCCTGCCAATTCTATAGGAACTGTTTATATGGAGGCAACTTATACTAATAATAGTGATAAAACATTAACTGGATATAATGTTACAGTAAAGTTACCAAACGGAGAAAAAACTTATCTAAGTTGTTATGATACTGTTCTTCCTGGAGAAACTTCTCCTAAGTTTGAGTGCTTTGGTCCTGAATCTGGCAATTTTGAAGAGTGTGAAATTTTAAAATATGAATTTACAGTTACTAATGATGATGGTTCTAAAACATATGTAGAGTATGATAACAAGTTAAAAACATATAGTCAATATTAATTTTAAATATAGTAAAACAACTAATAAATTAGTTGCTTTTTTATTATATAGAATGTTATAGTAAATATACACTATAACTTATTTAAGTTCTTTAAAGCGATTCTACTAAAAATAACTAGATTTTCTAGTTATTTTTTTTATTTATTTTTAAAGTAATATTTTTGAAATCACAATAATACAATGTTATTAAAGAAATAAATTATACTTTATAGAATAAAGGAGAGATTTATGAGTAGTAGTATTGATAAAGTAAACCAATTACTATCAGGTGAATGGGTTATTGCCAGTAAATTAGATCAAAATAAAGTTTTAGATCTTAACGGAGGCAATGTTGTTCTTAACGATAGAAATGATAGTGATACTCAGAAATGGACTATATCATATGACACAGGTTCTTCTATTGGAAGATCATTTATTATAAAAAATAAATCATTAGGTACTAGTAAATCATTAGCTGATGATAATGGTTATGCTAAAGTACCTAATAATGCTACAAGTTATTATACAGCAATATATCAAAGATGGTATTTATATTATCAAGATGATGGTTCATTTATTATAGCTAATTATGTAGGAGATTATTTACATCCTTCAGTATTAGATGTAAGTGGAAGTAGTACAGCAAGTGGAACAAACATATTATCACATGCACATTCAGGAAATGATAATCAAAGATTTTATTTAGTTGCTTCTAATTAATATAAATTCATTAAATGTATATAAGAGTGGTTGGATAATTCCAATTGCTCTTATTTTTTATTTGCTTTGATTATAAAATATCATTTAAACTATTTTCTTAAATATTTAATATAAAAATGTCAAAATAAATTTATTTTTAGTTTAATTGACTATTAATTAAAAGTGTTAAATAAACTATAGTTATTATGATACTAAGTATTAACAATATGTAAAAATTGATGAAATGTAAAATATGTTACTGGTGAGTTAAGTTATGAAACTTGTCGAATAATAATTGTAAAAAATTTCATAAAAAGCATTGCATTATGCAATGCGTTATGATATAATTATAAATGTAGTAAGGAATTACAAATTTTAGAAAAAAGGAGGCGAATTAATGGAGGATAAAATAAAAGAGCTTATCAAAATAGTTAAACTACTTGAAAAGCTCGTAATAGCGTTGATATCTCTAATAGGTTGGATATTAATACTTATAGAGATATTTAAATAATTTGAGAAGGTCAAGTGGCACCTTGACCTTCTTAAATAAATAATAACAGTATTATCCTTCAAGGTCAATATGAAGAAATTAATTGGTGAATTAGTGTTTCGATTAATAATTTTAATCGGTTTAATAAGCTTTTTAGTTGCATTAGTGGATAGTTTATTAAATAAATTTTAAGAAAGGAAATTTATAAAAGATGTGTAAAAAAGATATAAAGAAAAATCTAACGATAAGATTAAGTGATACAGAAAAAAAAATACTGGAAGATTTAGCAATAGAGAAAGATATGTCAAAAGCTG